TTAAATCGCAATTAAATCTTTCCAAGTAGCAGATCCGCAAATACCATCCACTTCCAGAACTTCTTTTCTGGATTCCTGATAAGCTTTCAGAGCGTAAATCGTGTTTGCATCTGCTGTCCATGTAAGTTTCAGGGCTTTGCCGTTTTTGCCTTTAAAGCCCCTGGCTCTTAATATTTCCTGTAAGAGAAGCACAGATGTATTTTTGTCTCCTGCTTTTACTGTCTCTGGGTTAAACATGTAGCCGCCTCCTTCTGGGTTTGTTGTCTTGTCTGTTTCATCTTTATCTGCAGATAAAACAATTGAATAGTCCGGTGTACAAAATTTTGTCCCCGGAAGATTACTGTTGTAATAGCTCTTCTGGCACACCCCGCCACCATTTGCCACGATACCGGATGCTCCGGAAGTATTTCCCTCAATCGTCCAGAACCTGTCTCCGGCTACTTTTGTTATAAAGCCGGTGTGGGTAAATGTATCGCCGTGTTTAAATATAACAATATCTCCAACTTTTGGATTGGCATTTTTTACAAATAAGACGCCTAAGGTTGGGCAGTATACATACGGCCAGTGTTTTAAGAGTTTCTTTGCATTATCCAGACCAAAAGCTTTCATGAAACACCAGGAGATAAACGCTGCGCACCAGGGCTGCCCCTGATAGGATGGTTTTATATCTCTCCAATATTTTGTATAGTTTGCTGATCCGGCATTTCCAGTCTTGCTGTCAAGCTTACTGTTATTTTTCTTTTCCAGGTACCCGATCTCTTCTTCTGCAATTCCCAGAACTACGTTGATAGCTTCCCTCTTTGTCATGACTGTGTTTTCCTTTTTTATATCTTTTGCTTCGTTATAATCTTTGTAAAATATATTTCTATCTACAGTTCCGCTGATGCCAGGTATCTTTGCTTTACTGGAATACTGCCAGCCCACACCAAAGTCCGGCCGGAGTCGTTCCTGTAAAGTACCGTTATCTGATGCCGGATAACGTGCAATCCAGAAATCGTATTTTTTCAGATGGCTACAAATTACATTCAGGTACCAATCCACATTGCAATAAATACCAAATTCATATCCCGCTGCCGTGATAATCTTTTCGAATGCTTCTGCCAATTTATGGATCTGTTCAGCTCCAAGGCTTCTCTGATTATTCCATTCCAGATCCAGCCAGACCGGATACTGCAGTTTTCGCCCGTTCAGAACTTCCACGACCTTCTTGGCTTCGCTCTGTATCTCTGCAACTGTCATAGCATAGGAATACTTATATGCCCCAACCGGGATATTGTATTTCCGGCATTCAGAGAAGTTCTGCTCAAAGTAGCTATCTATCACGTTTCCCGCTTCTGTAATCCGCAGGATTGCGAACCCCATGCCGTAATCAGCAACTGTTTTCCAGTCAATTTTCCCTTGCCAGGCAGATACATCAATTCCTCTTATTTCCATGTCCGTCTCCTTTCATAGAGCGAAAAGGGATGGTTTCTCATCCCTTATTCGTCTTTATTTGCCTGTTTTACAATCTGGTTCACGTATGTAGAAAGACCGGCAATCAGTATTCCCTGTGTAATCGCTGTAAAAATTGCCATTGCAATATCCTGTCCGGTACCGCAGGTGCAGGTGGCAAACACATAGATCGCGCAGATTGCAATGCTGATTCCGCCAAGGATAAGCGGGATGTACTTATCCTTTACTGCCTGTGCCTGTTTGAGTGCCATTCCTACGAAATATAAGGCAATAGCTACTACGATGAGTTCCGGTTTTACATAGTTTGTGATCTGTTCCATAATCATTCTCCTTTTCTTTCCAGGTCTTCTATTCTATGATTCGCAACCTTAATATGTTCCTCCTTTCTCCGCCTTAACCGGCGGCTTTTCTTTCGTAATTCATATTCAGAAGAATTATATCCTGTCTCTGGATGAGCAGGCATTTGATTTCTTCTTCTGACATATCACTGGCTTTATGCTGAATTCCATTAATACGGATATTTCTTGTTACCAGTTTTAATTCTGACATCTTCCTCACCTCTTTTTTATGGTATGGGAAATGATATGTATGGGTTACTGTTTATAAAAATTTAAGCAGTTTGTCGAACGGCCTTTGTTGACTTCTCTTTGTTTCTCTCCTATTCTTGTATTACAGACACTGGCATGCCGAGTATCTAAGAAAGGAGTATCGTTTATGGAACCTATTTCAATAAATATCAATGGATATGATACTTACTTTACTGAATGTAAGGATTCTGCCGGAAATTATCTTTTAATTGCTATTCCGTCTAATGCTGGCAAAGATATTTCCGAAATCTGTGGAACGATCATAAACGGTCATTTCATTAAAATGATTGATTATGCTGTATCCAATAACATTCGTTTTATCAAAGCTTATTATTGATAGTGACTGTGATACGTCCATACTCTTCATAGGGTTTGATTTCCGGGTTGAACATTTTCTGTATGGGCCATCCATCAGGCCCTGGGAGAGTTACAATAACTGGCTTCTCTGCTTTCTTTCCATTGATTTCTAATATGTCTTTATCAAAGTCAATTTTTATAGATCGAATTTCCATCTCGCTCCACCTTCCCTCTCTATGCTGTCTCATTCTGGTCTGACAGCTATTGACTTTTCTTCTTTGCTCCTTTGGGAGAGAATTTCTTTGAAGTCTGTGTAAAATAGCCAATGTCTTTTCATTATTTTTATTTGTCATTTCACACATTTTTTAACATAGCCATCTACTTTCTTAAAATAATAGGTAGCTACTATTTTTGCTGTAATTACTGATACAATTATGGATGCTACGATCGTTGATATTTATCTCACCTCTTTCTGGATATCCAAATAATCACGTAAAGTACAATATATTGTATGCGAACACATTTTCTGCACAATATATTGACACATAAATATATTTATAGTATCATGCTATTAGAACGTTCTTATTTCTAATAGAAAGGTGGTGTTTACCAATGAATATGATTCCTGTTTCTTCTTCCAATATCGCAAGCATTGGCTATGAGAACGGTACTCTTTACGTTGCATTCAATCGTGGTGGATTATATGCATATTCAGGAGTACCGGTATCTATTTACCATGGACTTATGTCAGCTTCTTCACATGGAAGCTATTTAGCTTCTCATGTAAAAGGCATTTATCCATATAGACGTATTGGCTAATCAACAATAACCAAAATCATTGCCGGACCATTGACGGATAACTTCCTGTCCTGATATGGTTCGACATATTCTGTTTTTACACCTTCTCTTTTCTTCAACTCCTCTACTAATTCTTTTGTAGAAAGTTTTTCAGACATCTCCTCTACGCTCCTTTTTCTATTCCAAAAAGGTAATTCGCATCAATTCCAAACTCTCCCATTACATTAATAATTGAAGCTATATCCGCTGCGCGCATAATCCTTCTACCATTTAACATATCGTTGAGTTCTTGCGCCGAATAACCAGCTTTAGTTGCAACTGATGCTTGTTTCAATCCCTTCTGGTTTATTGCTTTTTTTAACTGAATTGCCACAATGCTATTTGACGCCGCAATACCAAGCATCTTGTATCCTCCTCTCTTTTTTAACAAGTTTCTTGTTGCTTTGTATGTTACAACAAGTTTCTTGTTTTGTCAATACGGTTTTAATAATTTTCTTGTTGTTTTATATTGACATACCAAGATTTTTGAAATAAAATGATTTTATATCAAATAAGTGAGGTGAATAAAATGAGCGTCGGAAGTAGAATACGTGAATTACGCGAAGATAAGGAACTGTCACGAGCTGAACTAGCAGATAAAATAGGAGTTACGATAGGTGCTGTTTCTAACTATGAAAATGAAGTCAGTTCTCCGAAAGAGCCTATACTTTTCAAAATTATGGAAGTTTTAGAATGTGATGCCAACTATCTTTTTCAAGATTCAATCAATATCCCGACAATGAAAGATAGTTTTTCCGTCCTGGAACACAATCTTATAAAAAAATACCGCGAACTTGACGCTCACGGTAAAGACATGGTTGCTACAGTTCTCCAGAAAGAATACGATCATATTATTGAACTTCGTGATTCCGTATCGCAGACAGAGGAATTATCCGAAGAATCTAATAACATTACTACTATCGATCTTCTTGCCGCTCATGCCCGTACAGACGTTAAGCAAACACCCGAAGGTGTTCAGCATGATCTGGACATTATGAATGATGATTCAAAATGGGAGGAATGACATGGCATTAGATATATTGGAATTGCGCAAACTATGTATACCCAAAAACATTCGTATTACACTCCACGCAGCTAAAAGGCTGGAACAGCGTGGAATATTCTTAAAAGATGTAATATCCTGTATTATGAATGGAGAAATCATCGAACAATATCCAGATGATTATCCTTACCCCAGTTGTTTGATTCTGGGAATGAACATCGAAGATAAATATCTTCATGTAGTCATCGGAAATCACGAATCGGATTTGTTCCTTATAACAGCTTATTTCCCCAGTTTTGATAAATGGGAATCTGATTTCAAAACCAGAAAGGAGAATGCATAATGACTTGTTTTTACTGCAAAGGTAATATTGAATCTTCTACAACAACTTACATGACTGATTATCAGGGATGCTATATCATTATCAAGAATGTTCCTTGTGAAAAGTGTTCTCAATGTGGGGAAGAATACTTAAATGGTGAAACACTTGAACGAATTGAAGAAATTATTCAAAAAGTTAAAGGTATGCTGACTGAAATTGCAGTTGTTGACTACAAGCAAACAGCTTAGAGAGAACCGTTTTATTTTAATCGCTAAAGGGGTGATCCCAATTGAATTACGAACAATTACTGACTGCTGCCGATCAAGAAGGGTTACTTGTTAAAGAACAACCTCTTACTGAACATGATGGCCTGATCCGCGGCAGTCGCATAGCAATCCGAAAGGATATAGAAACACAAGCAGAAAAATCCTGTGTGCTTGCCGAAGAAATCGGGCATTATCGCACCAGCTCCGGAAACATTTTAGACCAGAATAAGGTAGAAAGCCGAAAGCAGGAATATCGAGCTCGGCTTTATGGGTATAATCTAAAGATTGGGCTTGTCGGCCTGATCAGGGCTTATGAAGCAGGATGTGGGAATCTTTATGAGATGGCTGAATATCTGGATACTACGGAGGAATATTTAAAAGAGGCTATGCAGTGTTACCATGCTAAATACGGTGTATACACTGTTGTTGATAATTATGTCATTTATTTCAAACCATTTGCGGTGATACATATGATTTCATCAGCAGATTAAAGAACGGAGCTGTTATTACCAGATTCGCTATTGGAAGAATATAAGGATTTTACTATTGAACAGATATCTCGAATAACGGGATATCATCAAAAATTAATTGAATTGAGGTTAGGAAAATAGTCTGCATTAAAATTGTCTATATCACAGAGGGAGGATTTCCATTATGGAATTCAAAGATGAATTAAGAAAATACACCGAGCGTCTTGAAAATATCAAGGATACTCTTCAAACCGAAGAGGCTACAAAAATGTCTCTGATTGTTCCTTTTTTTCAGCTTCTTGGATATGATGTGTTTAATCCTTTAGAATTTTGTCCAGAATACACAGCTGATATTGGAATTAAAAAAGGAGAAAAGGTTGATTATGCCATCCTGATGGGTAAAGATCCTGTCATTCTTATTGAAGCTAAATCTGTAAATAAGAAGTTAGACCGGCATAGTTCTCAGTTATTTCGCTATTTCGTGTCAACACCTGCTAAATTTGCCATTCTTACCAATGGTATAGAATATAAGTTCTATACAGATTTAGATGACACAAACAAAATGGATAAAGAGCCTTTCCTAGATATCAATCTTCTTAATATCAAAGATGCAGAAATTTCTCAGTTGAATAAATTTAAAAAACAAAATCTTAATATCTCTGAAATTATGGACTCTGCTTCATTATTGAAATACAATAGTTTATTTAAAAATTTTATCGAAAATCAGTTTAAAAATCCGACTGATGATTTTATCAAGCTTTTTCTTCAGCCAGTATATAAAGGTGCAAAAACGCAGTCTGTGATAGAAAAGTTTCGACCTATTGTAGAAAAAGCACTAACCGATTACATAAATGAATTGTTGACTGATAAAATCCAGGCAGCTCTTAACACTACTGTTACCAGTTCAAATGTATCAGCTCCCAATATACAAACAAACGAACATTGGGATATTCTTTCTGAAATCAAAGATGTCCTGAAGAATACCATTGACGTGAATAAAATCAGCCTTAAGCATACAGGATCCTATACTGCTGTTTTGTATGAGAAAAATGTAAGAAAATGGATTTGCCGTATTTCGTTATCCGGAACGCAAAAATTATTGATTCTTCCGGATATAAATAAAAATGAAATTCGTATGCCAATTTCAGATATATCTGATTTAAAAAATTTCTCAGAGCAAATAATAGAAGTTGTTCAGAGATATTTACATCCAGTTTTGCTCAAAGAGGTTTTGTACACACGTTGGGGAAACTATGAAATGCCTGAACCATATAAAATTTTACTTGAAAAAGGTCCTCGTAAAAACTTAAAGAAATTATAGTAAGTAACTGTCTCAATGGATTGGAGAAAGGAGTTTTCATTATGCCATTACCCAAAGAACGGATTTATACAATAGATGACATCTACGCTCTTCCGGATGGTGAACGTGCAGAGCTGATTGATGGACAGATCTATATGATGGCACCACCTAATACCAGGCATCAGGTAATCGTCGGTGAACTGTATGCTACTATCCGCAATTACATTAAAAGTAAAAGCGGATCCTGTAAACCATATGTTTCTCCATTTGCAGTGTTCCTGAATGAAGATAACAAGAACTATGTCGAACCAGACTTAACAGTTGTCTGCTCACCGGACAAAGTAGATGAAAAAGGTTGTCATGGTGCACCTGACTGGGTAATTGAGGTTGTTTCTCCTGCTACCCAGAGTAAAGATTACGGAATAAAATTATTTAAATACCGGATGGCCGGAGTCAGAGAATATTGGATTATAAATCCCCTGAAAGGTATCGTAAATGTCTACGATTTTGAAAATGAATCGGGTACCGGATTGTATTCTTTCGACGATGAAATTCCAGTATGTATATATCCCGATTTATCAATTGTGATCTCTGAATTATTATAATAAAAACCGCCCCTGTTGGTAGCAGGGACGGCTCAAGAATCTCCGAAGAGATTCCGTACTTTGGCAAAGATATTGTATCATCTTCGGAGCAGTTGCACAATCAGAACATTTGTGTGGCTGTTATTTTTGTACGTGACATGCTCCCACCACTTAAATCCCAGATTTTGAAGTGGGGGCTTCTTGCTCAATGACTCTACTGAGCCAAGTATCTACAAGCTATCCTCGCGTGCCCCGCGATTCTTTTTGCCCGGACACAGGCGTATTTTCTTACTTATTGTCCGGATATGGACAGTTTATACTGCCAGCATCCTTCTTGCCTCTTCACGGATATTGATCGCTGCATTTCGATCTCTGTCCATCTCATTTCCACACGTGCAGCGGTATACTCTTTCGGATAATCCCAGCTCTTTTTTTATCTTTCCGCATTTACTGCATTTTTTGCTTGAAGGGAAAAAGCGGTCTATCTTTATTAATTCCTTTCCCTTCCAGGCAAGCTTATAATCCAGCATATTCCGAAACATCCCGTATCCATTATCCTGTACACTTTTTCCAAAACGCAGGCATTGGCCCATCGCTCTCATATCAATATCTTCTACCGCGACTATATCGTACTGGTCTGTGATCCTGCGGCTCAGTTTATGCAGATAATCTCTTCTCTGGTTTCGTATTTTTTCATGGCACCTGGCAGCTTTCTTTTTCTGCCGCACATAATTGCGGCTTTCTTTTACACATCTTGACAGTTTACGCTGCTCCCTTGCCAGCCTTTTTTCATTTCTTCTGAAAAATCCTGCTTTTTCAAGCTCAATCTCTTCTGAAAACACTGCCATCCCCTGCATCGCATAATCAATCCCCAGTATTTTGGCATTGCTGTAATCTTCATCTGCTGCTTGGTTTTCGCAGCTGTATCCTTCATACAGCAGACTTGCAAAATACTTTCCGGACGGCTCCATACTGACTGTCACTGATTTCAGACAGCAGTTTTCTGCAGGCTCCCTGTGTTTTTTCATGGAGATCCATTTTAATTTGGGAAGCCGGATCCGGTTATCTTCTACCAGAATATTTCCGTTGACTACATTTGTTGTGTAACTGTTTTTGGAATGATGTTTTGACTTGAAACGTGGAAATCCAACCTTGGGATCACGGAAAAAGTTCTTATATGCTTTCTCCAGATGAAGCTGAACATTTGCCAGTGCCAGCGAATCTACTTCTTTCAGAAATGGATACTCCTTTTTATACATGGCTGGTGTATTTTTTAACAGCTTTTTCGTCTTTTTATACTCCAGGATCTTGTCATTAAGCATCTGGTTATACAGGAAACGGCAGCAGCCAAATGTTTTTCCAAGGAGTATCTTCTGTTCTTCTGTTGGATAGATCCGGAAACGATATGCTATGTTCAATTCTTTTTCTCTCCCTGGGTTTCGATGTATTGACGGATCACTTCAACCGGTGCCCCTCCTGCCGTCAAAAGGCAGAAACTCTGGCTCCAGAATGCTTCTTTCCAAAGTTTTTCCCGGATTTCCGGATACTCTTTTTTCAGCAGCCTGCTACTGGCACTTTTATATGCATTGATAAATTTACTGAGTTCCGTTTTAGGCTGTGCACGAAACATTACATGCACATGGTCAATATCATGATTCCATTCCTCCAAAACAATTCCATATCGGGGTGCAATATATTCCCATATTTCTTTTGCTCTTTCTGAAATTGGGTCATTGATAACTTTTCTTCGATATTTTACCACCATGATCAGATGATAATACATCAAATATACTGAATGTGCATTGTGATCTATTTTTTCCATAAAAACAGTCCTTTTTTGATCTTTTACCTTATCGACTGATTCTATTATACCATGAATCGCATTGCGGAACAAGTGTTCTTTTCTGTTTTTTTTGCAATTCATCTCCCACCTATAGAGGAAGGAGAATTCTTGCTATATATTATGTTAAAATTACATATTTTATAAAACCGAGGTGATATTTATGAGCAGTAAAGTGGCATGTCTTTACATCCGCGTTTCGACAGAGGACCAAACAGAGCTTTCTCCTGATGCGCAGAAACGCCTTTTGCTGGATTACGCTCAAAAGAATGACATGATTGTTTCCGGGGACTTTATCTTTACTGAGAGTGTTTCCGGCCGGCACGCACAGAAGCGCCCGGAGTTTCAGAAGATGATCGCCCTGGCGAAGCAGCCCTCTCACCCCATTGATGTGATCCTGGTATGGAAATTCAGTCGTTTCGCCCGTAACCAGGAAGAGTCTATCGTATACAAAAGCATGCTCAAGAAGGATAATGTAGACGTGATCAGTGTATCTGAACCATTGATCGAGGGACCTTTTGGCAGCCTGATCGAGCGCATCATCGAATGGATGGATGAATACTATTCCATTCGATTGTCGGGTGAGGTCTTGCGTGGCATGAAAGAAAAAGCCCTGCAAAAAGGCTATCAGACGTCTCCCTGTCTTGGCTATACTGCAGTTGGACATGGAAAGCCTTATGTTATCAATGAGGCTGAATATGCCATTGTCTCTTATATTATGGACCTGTATGATAATCAGAACTTAGATGAGACAGCTATTGCCAGGCGTTGCAATGATCTCGGGTACCGGACAAAACGCGGAAAACTCTTCGAGCGGCGCAGCGTTGACCGGATTCTTGGAAATCCCTTCTATTGCGGGACTGTTGTCTGGAACGGAGTGGAATTTGAAGGAAGCCATGAGGTACGTCTTTCCAGGGAACGATATGAAAAACGTCAGAAGCTGATCACTTCCCGGAAACGTCCGGTCAAGGTGCGGAATGTCTCTGCCTGCAAGCACTGGCTATCCGGTCTTTTAAAGTGTTCTGTCTGCGGAGCCACACTTTCTTACACCGGTAATAATAAGTGTCCTTATTTCCAGTGCTGGAAGTACGCAAAGGGATTTCATAAGACTTCTGTTGCCTTATCAGTCAAAAAGGCTGAAGAAGCTGTGATAAGTTATTTTGATCAGATCTTAGATGGAGCAGAATTTACATATGTATGCAAAAAGAAAAAGACTGATCATTCACTGCAGATCGAACAGTTACAAAGAGAGATCAGTAAGCTCACCATGAGAGAAAGCAGAATCAAAGAGGCTTATGAGGCAGGCGTAGATACTCTGGAAGAATATAAGAATAATAAGGATCGTCTGGTATCAGATCGGTTAGAATTGACTGCTGCCCTTTCACAGCTATTACAGGAAGAACAGGCAGAGCAGCCTGACGCAGAAGAAATCTTGAAAGAGATCCGTTCTGTTACGGATGTCCTGAAGAATCCAGACGTAGGTTATGAAGCAAAGGGAAATCTGATCAGAAGTGTTGTGGAGCAGATCATATATGATAAGGAATCCGGAAAAATGTCTTTTGACATCATTATTTCCTGAATTTCATCCATCCATAAAAAAGTGCCATTTCAGCCTTTTAACATTTTTGTAATATTTTTTCAGAATTGAAAATCCCGCAAACCCGCATAAACACTGGGTTTGCGAGGCTATTATAGGGTACTGCACTCTGGTGGCCCGGACGGGGAGATCGGCGCTTCCCTGCGTTATCTTTCCCAGCGTTTTACCATGCCGAACCGAACGACTTCAGCTTTGCTCAACGACATAGGAACAGAAGAACTCAGTCATCTGGAAATGGTATCCACTATTGTACATCAGCTTACCCGGGACCTTTCCATGGAGGAAATTGAGAAATCCGGATTCGGACCGTATTATATCGATCACACAGTGGGAGTCTGGCCACAGGCAGCAGGTGGCGTACCATTTAATGCATGTGAATTTCAGAGTAAAGGTGATCCGATCACTGATCTGTTCGAGGATCTTGCTGCAGAGCAAAAAGCCCGTTCTACCTATGACAATATTCTCAGAGTAGTCCGCAATATACCTGAGATTGCGGATCCCATCAAATTCCTGCGTGCCAGAGAAGTTGTTCATTTCCAGAGATTTGGGGAAGCTCTTCAGTCCATTCAGGAAGAACTTGATGCCAAAAACTTCTATGCTTTTACCCCGGGATTTGATAATCCCTGCACTGCATCATGCAACAGCAGTAAATAACGTACGCAGCCAAAACCTGCGACATACTGCGCGAATTTATGCAATTAGCATCGCGAAGCGTGTTACTGAGAACGGAGTGAACAGTAATACGCTCCATCTTAAAAATCACAGAAATTTCATATTTGCTTTACAAATATATCTGGTGGTGCTATAGTATTCTTAGCTTAATAGCCACAAAAGTAATTGCCAAAAATATTGAGCAATTACAAACAAAAATATGATATAAAAGGGGCTGTCTCACATAGATATTATGTGACAGCCCCCTTATTGGAGGAATTATGCAGATAATTATTGTTGGGTGCGGTAAAGTTGGACGTACCCTGGCAGAACAGCTTCAGGAAGAAGAATCCGACATTACTCTTATAGACGTTTCTTCTAATGTGATCACTTCCCTTCAGGATGACATTGATGCCATGGGTATCGTGGGAAACGGTGCAAGTATCAACACGCTGGTGGAAGCAGGTATTGAGAATGCAGATATCCTGATTGCCGTAACCGGCTCTGATGAAATGAATCTCCTCTGCTGCCTGATTGCACAGAAAACCGGCCATTGCCAGACGATTGCCCGTGTCCGCAATCCTATCTATGCCAAAGAGATCAGCTTCATCAAGAAGCGTCTGGGTGTTACTATGATCATTAACCCGGAGCTTGCAGCTGCACAGGAAATTTCCCGTCTCTTACGCTTTCCTTCAGCTATCAAGATCGATACTTTCGCACGTGGTCGTGTGGAAATGCTGAAATTTAAAGTGCTTCCTGAATTTAATCTGGATGGCATGACAATCTCACGCATTACGGAAGCCCTGAAATGCGACGTCTTGTTCTGCGCAGTAGAAAGTCGGGATCTTGTATCTATTCCCGGCGGTAATCAGGTGATCCACGACGGAGATATGGTTTCCATTCTTGCTTCCCCGGTGAATGCAGCAGCCTTTTTCAAAAAGATCGGCCTGAAAACCAATCAGGTAAAAAACGCCATTATTGTCGGCGGAGGAACCATTTCCTATTACCTTACAAAAGCCCTGCTTGATATGAACATCTCCGTTAAGATCATCGAACAGAATGAGTCCCGCTGTGAAACCTTAAGTGATCTGCTTCCGGAGGCAACTATCATTAACGGAGACGGAACCAATCGTTCTCTCCTTATGGAAGAGGGACTCTCACGCACAGAGGCTTTTGTATCACTCACAAACATGGATGAGGAAAATGTTTTCCTTTCACTCTTTGCCAAAACAGTTTCCAATGCCAAACTGGTTGCCAAGGTAAACCGCCTTGCCTTTGATGATGTCATTGATAACCTTGATATCGGAAGCGTCATTTATCCGAAATATATCACAGCCGACTATATCCTGCAGTATGTACGTGCCATGCAGAACAGCATCGGCAGCAATATTGAAACCCTTTATCATATCCTGGATAATCAGGCAGAAGCTCTGGAATTTGCCATCCGCGAAAATTCACCGGTAACAGGCATTCCATTATCTGAACTGAACCTGAAGAAAAACCTTCTTGTAGGTTACCTGAACCGAAATGGTCAGGTCAGGATTCCCAGAGGCCAGGATACCATTCAGGTTGGAGATACCGTTATCATAGTAACTTCTCAGAAGGGCCTTCGCGATATCACAGATATTCTGGAAAAATAA